TGACCCCCTACAAATGACACCCGTCAAAGAGCGCCAGCGTTGGCTACGAACGCCTCAGCTTCAGCGCGCGCGTCAGCCTCGTCCTCCACGATGCCATCGTCATCACCGTCAGAGCCGTCACCCACGGGGTCTTGCTCGCCCTCATCGACCAGCTCGTACCAGTAGCAGTAGTAGCAGAACACCTCAGCCATTACGCTTGCACTCTTGCCCTCGTGGATGAAGTCGTGCATCGCCGCCACATCACCGTCAATAGCCGCTTGAAAGATCTCGGCCTCGAAGCCTGTCATGTCTTCGGCTTTTGCGTGTGCTGGTGTTGCAAGGTAATACTTGAAGATAGTGTTGATAGTTGTGATAGGGAATGTGCTAAGGCAAGCAGTGAGTGATTCCACATCTGCATCAAGAAGATACTCGAGCAGAGCGCCCGCCTCAGCCGCATTGCACGCCACATCAGCGTCAACGCCATCAATCACCTCGCCCTTGGCCTCGATCACACCGTCCTCGTTAGCATCGGCATGGTGCGCGCTCTTGGCATACGACAGCGCGGCTTGTGGGTGTTGCGACTTGCCAGTCACATCGTAGTCTTTGAAGCCGTAGTAGTCGTTCTCGTCGTCCCAGCCACCCATACCCATGTGGCCACCGAAAGCCCATGACTTGTGCTTGCGGCCATACTTGTTGGAATAGTAGTGAGGGATGAGTTTGCTAGGCGACCATGCATAGGTATTGCTGAACCACATGCCGTCATGCTCGATGCCTTGGTCGTGATTGACATGGGACATGCGACCGGCACCATCCATGAACACAAAGCGATTGTCACCGATGAACTCAGCGACCATCGTGAGATAGCCTGTGTCGTGAATCAACTCAGGATACTTGTGCACAGAGTCAGACAAGTAGTCGTTGATGAAGTGGAATGTGTCGCTACGCGCCTTGTCTGCATCGTTGCCTGTGTGCAAGACACCGTTGTGCATCATGGCGATATAGCCGGGCACCACATCATATGGGTGACAGTTGTCGAGGTTAGTGTGACCGTGTGTAGTCCAGCGGAAGTGAATAGCCACATCACGATCATCCGTGGGCATGCGCTGAATCATGTTAGTCGCTTCACCGAGGTTGCGAGGCAGAGACTTGACGACCTTCAACCCCTTGGCTGTGCCATACATGATGCCGATGCCATCGGGGTTTGAGTCGAAGATGTCTGCAAGCAGAGCGTGAGTGTTGAGCAAAGTAGAACGAACTTTTGCGGCGTTGCCAGTAATGATGAGACACATAGTAAATACTCCTGATTAAATGAATGAAGGGTTGGTTGATGAGAAAACAATTTCACGGCGCAGTTGACGCGCCATGTTGGTGGCCTCCGCATGGCCACGCGGGTCGCCGCGCTGGGCGCATCGTGTAGCTTCGGCAAGGGCCGCTCGGTAGCGCTCGTGCAGAGACGCCCCTGTGGGTCGAGGTGGGGGTTGGAATTCCTCGCGTATACGCCGGTCAAAGACGCCCCCTTGCGCGGGCCACATCGCGCGGTTCGGCAGTCACGGCCTCGGGTGCAGGTGTTGCATCAGGGCATGAGTCTTGAACCGGTGGGACAACAGGCTTGGCGGCTTTCTTGCGGCGCACGCCATACCAGTCAGACAAGTGAGGGTAGACATTCTGCGTAGTAGATAGCCACGCCACGAACGAATCGCCGTTGAGGTTGCGCCACGATGCAACACGACAGAACATAACGACAGCGTGTGTGAACTCCATCTGTGCAAGTAGTCGCGCCTTGTTAAGCGTTGCGCGGAAGATGCGAAGCTCGACTGTGTTGTATCGACCATATGTCTCAGGCAGACCGAGACGCTTGCACTCACGAGCACTGAGGTTCTGTGTGTTGATGATGCGATAGCGCTCAGTCGATTTGCCTTTGACTGCTGTGCTTGGATTAACAAGGATGTGTTGTTGCTCAGCGGCACAATACTCACGCGCTTGGTTGTCGTGCAGTGGATGACGGCCAGCGATCTTGCGAATGAAGTCAGCGTTTGAATCGGCGTTGAAGAACATAAAGAACTTGCCGAGAGTCATACGCGAGAAGCCACGCGAGTCGATGTGAATGTGCATGCCGCACTTCTTGGCGTCCCATGCACGATAGCCACTAGGAACATCCCACGCTTTGAACTGCTTGATGTGGTGGTCTAGCTTGCGTGGTGCAGTAACGATCTCGATGCCGTCATCGGGCAATGAACCGTCATACTTACACACAACATAGTCTTCACCAAGGGATGAGCGAATACCCTCGACTGCTTGACGCTGGCTACGGTCACCGATGCCGATCTCCAACTCGATACCCATGAGCAACTCGCCGTATGGTGAGGGCGTGAACGAAGTGTCTTTGTTGAGGTGGTTGAGCACATTGGTGGAGTAGTCCATCATGCTGTTAGCGTCTTCGCCGTCGTCCTCTGGCTCAGGCTCAGGCTCAGGCGTCAAGTGATACTCCTGATCGCTATCCCAGTAGTACACATTGTCACAGTGGTACATCTCGTCATCATCTACGCACCGCACTGCATACTCGTCGTAACACTCCTCGCAGTACGAAGTGTCTTGAATATGGTGCACATTGGCAGAGTGCTCGAAGTGGCCGCAATCAGGCCGCATGACTTGCAAGCGTATGTTGAACTTACGGCGCAGATGGTCTCTAACTTTCTCGAATGTGTCCACATGCGTTAAACTGCGTCCGCTAAAGTTCTCAAGGATGAATGTATCAAGGTACTCTGTAGACTCAGACGCGATGCACTGGCGTACCTGCTCACCAAGCAGCTTCATTGTTTTGCGTATTTGCTTGAACCGAGACAAGTCGCTGCCGTAGGCAAGATCGGAGTAATCTTGCCCCTTGTATGAGATAACACCGGCCATTCGCGAGGCCCCGATGCGTCTGGCACCTCCGTAGTTAGCGCGGTTGTACAAAAGCTCAGAGGCGCGGCCTAGTATTTTGATTGTGGTACCAGACATGCCTTCGCAGGGGCGATTGGCCATGCCGCTGAGCAACTCGTGCATACTGATTGCTTGCTCTTTGATGTAGCGCTCGATAGCGAACTCACGAATCATTGGCTTACGGCGCACGCGCTGTACAGGCTCGTGCCACTCTCTACGAAACTCATAGCTAAAGTAAGGCCTGTCGTTGTATGACTCACAAGCGCTTTGGATTTTGTTGATGTAGTCATCAACGCTATTGGCCACAAGCACACCGCGAGCCTCTGCGGTCATATCCATACGACCGTTCACGCCCATGTTGCTATTGCGATGCATTGCGTAGTAGAACTTGCCGATGTTGAGCACCGCGATGCGGTTGTGCGTTGATATGAGACGATCGACACCCTCGCCGCCCTCGAGGTCAAAGACTTGGTTGTATTGTGTCCCTGTCTCAGGTGTGATGAAGTTTACAAAGTAAATACGCATTTCATTTCTCCAGTTAAAACGGTGACTTTAGGATTGGGGGTCACCTGACCCCGTTGCGTGGGAGAGTCCCCCCACATACAAAAAGAGCTGACACCCGTCAAGATGCCAGCTCCTCAGGTATTTCGATGTTGTCGCCTAGCTTTGATGCAACGAAGCACCGCATGGCGGCGATGAGTGGTGTTGTGCCTGTTATTGGTTTGCCCGGGCCAAAACGAATAGCCACCCAATCGGCACTTCTTGGCAGAATCTGAATTTTCTCCCTCTCAATGATCGGCCCGCCTTGCGCCCAGTTGGTTGATGGGCTATACACCCAAGACAAGTCACCTCTCTCCTCCATGACGGTGTTCTTGTGGTCGATGTAGTAATCAAATTCCGGCTCGCCTTCTTGATTCGCGCGGGCCACCGCCCAGTCAAGTGCGGCGCCTGTCAGTTCATTTGTTTTCATACGGTCAACTCCTTATCGGTTGTAGTTTCTTCGGGTTCATCTAGGCGCGGGATGGGTCGCAGGCAGTCGTCAGCGAAGGGGCGCGCTTTGAACAGCCGGACTTCTTTGGTTCCAGCGGCTGTCCATGCGAGAGGTGCCCCGTGACTGCGTATGACCCACACAAAGGCGCCCCTAAATGCATCCTCGTGTAGTCGCCACGCTGGACGGCCTTCTATGGGAAAAAATTCATCTCCGACTACATAAGGGCGCACCACTTCTACGATCTTGCCTATGTTTTCGGGCAGGGTAGCCCGCACGATGATTGCCAAGTCGCCTTGCTTGCAGTTCATACACCTTCTCCTTTGCTAACAGTCCATCCGAACTTGCGGTAGTACTTGATCTCTGTCTCGAAAGCGTGGTTGTAGTCGGCGTCACCTTTCTTATATCCATACGCTTGCAAGTTGGCTTCGACTCGCCGCACTAGCGGCATCTGTTCTTTGAGTAGTTCATGTGCGGTCATTGCAGTTCTCCTCAGCGTGTCTGTGTGGTTTTCTCATTTCATTTCCCCCTCGATGCGGTCTGCCGCCATGATGAGTAGCATCTTCAGTGCTATGTTGTCCGCGCTTTGCGCCGCTGTGCGTAGCGTTGCGGCTAGTTCTTTGTCTGTCATCATGATCTTTCTCCTATCAGGCCAGTTGATAAAAGGTTTGCGTGTGGCCAAGTCCCGCAAACTTTGAAGGGGGTCACCTGACCCCCTTGACACCCGTCAAAGAGCGCCCTCGCGCTCTTTCCAATAGTTCGCTAAATAAAACCCACTCCATGTTGGAGGCAGGTCTGTGCCTTCCTCGGCCTCGCGTATCCACGCAAGGGCTTGCTTTATCTTGGCTATGGTGCGTGTCGCTTTTTCCATGCGCTCGTCGCTATCGGCAAGTCGTGCCTTGTTGTATATGACACCGGCCATGACCAACTCTTTCTCGGTGCGCTTGAGTAGGCGTGCGTGACGCTTTGCCCAGTCACTCTTTGGTATGGTGCGCTCGAAAGGCAGCTTGCGCTTAGCCCCTCGCTTATGGGGTATCGCATTGAATAGGTCGATCACCTCTTGCCGGTCGTCATCGTCTACCCAATCAGTCCAGTGCATGCCTTTGTTCTTAGCCTCTACCTCAAGCGCCAGCTTTGTAGGCGTCATGCCTTTGCGCCGCTTTGCCAGTGAAAGGTGAGAAATGAGGGTGGCGATAACCTCTCGATAGCGTGTGAGGGCGACGATTCGGGGGTCACCTGACCCCGCTGGATATTTCAGCATGCGCTCGACCAGTCGCAACTCATACTTGGCAGGGTCTAAGATTTCTCGCCATGTTTTGTCGAGCTGAAACTTGGTGCCTCGTGCCACGCGTAGTGCGTGCCGCTGTGCTTCAACCACTTTGATGATGTGCTCTGCCGCTTCGGGGTGGCGGCGTAGCTTCTTGAAATGCTCACGAATCTGGTTGTCATTCATGTGCATGTAGTGCCGATACTGTAAACGCATAGTCATTTCTCACTTTCAAAAACAGGAATGGGACGATTTTATATGAAGTATCCAATGATTTCTAGAAAAGGGCTACCAACACGGACACCTCGCAGGCCGCATGAAGCCTAGATAAAAAGGTCAACTGTCCGAAATTAATATCTTTGTGCCGCAATGCAACAAGGCAAGCCACAAAAAACAAGAAAGAATAAAGACGCGAAAGAACACACATATATAAATACTCCCCCTTATATATATACATAAATAAAAAGATATATTATTAGGACGATTCGCCAAAATTTCTAGGGTTCATGCGGGCTAGCAGGTGTCCGAGTTGGGGCACGCCCTGCGAAATCCACACCTACCTAGAAAAACCGCGATTTAACCTTGTTTTGAAATGTGAGAAATCATTAGGGGGTCGCTTGACCCCCTTCGCCCTCACTTGAACAGCTTGGTTTGCACTGGTGCTTGCATGGATTCGAGCCACGCCTCGAATGCGGCTTCGCCTGTTAAGCATAGGCCACGGCTTGCGCCCTTGCGGTACACATTGACCATGAAGTAGTCTTTGTGCGCTTTGCCCAAGGGGTAGTAGTACATGATGTTGAACTCGCCGTGAATGGGTAGGCTGAGTGTGCCCATGTGCTTGATGCTTGGGGTGTTGGCAAGTGTTGAGAGGTTACGCATGATTGATTCTCCTGAGAAATGATTGATAGACACGAAATGAAACAGCGGCCAGCCCTCGCAGGCAGAGCCGCCGCAAATTTTCAAAGGGGTCAAGTGACCCCGTTCACTTGAACTGCACTGATGCGCGAAGCTGAGAAATCAGCGCATCGAACTCGGCTTTGGTCAAGCCAGCGTCAACCACAGTGCTCACGATGCCAGCAACCAACGCCTTGTCTACCTTGACCTCTTTGCGGTGTGACTTCGTGCCAGCGCCGTAGTTGGGGTGTAGCTTCAACATGCGCGACAGCTTTTGCTCTGCCGCGCTGTCCTTCACGAAGGTTAGCTTCTTGGTTGACTTCGACTCGTGGGGCTCAACGCCGTACTTCACGCTCAACGCATCGACCACAATGGCGCGGTAGGCATCGAACGATATGCGCTTGGCTTCCTTGGCAATGTCATTCACTGTGGCTTGCAAGCCGTCATGTTGTGTGCAAGCGTTGATGATGAGGGTTTTAAGTTTCTGTGTCATAACTATCTCCAAAAAGAAAAGGGGTCAACTGACCCCGAACAATGCGACCGAGCGAATCCCGAATCGCTAAAGCTATTTTACCACGAGGGTATTACATTGGCGTGGCGGCGGGGCAATTCTGCGTACTTTCGACCCCACCATACCCCCACAACCCCTTTTGTGGCGTGGCGGCGGCGCGTAGCGTGAACACTATTCCCCACCCGTCTTCACAATTTTTGTAATACTTTGTCAATACAAATGATTTCTCAAAAAATTTTCTAAAAAATTCAACACAAGCCTTGTCTAATGCTGTACACTGCATTTGTTGGGTAACGTAGTTGCACGGATGCGACCGAGGTGGTTGGGGGTTCCCGGCTGCGCTCAAACTGCATCGAGGTCGGGGGCCGTCTAGTGCCATAACCTTGGAAACCCGGACGGGGCTGGTTGCAAACAGCCTGCCCAACAAATCCACCGGGGGTGCGCTAGCGAAGCACGGCCCGACAAGGGAAGGTGACTCAGTGCAAATCTGAGACGGTGGACCAAAATTCGGCGGGTAGGTCAAGTTGACCCGGCTGGTCTCATAAGCCATACCGAGCGTGGAGCGTTACCACGACCCGCAACCAAATTGCAGGTGCGCACAAGGTGTGCCGCCAGCCTTCCAAGCTGTGCAGTTGGGGTTCGACTCCCCACACCCGCTCCACCACACGGCCACCGCTAGCGCTGGGCCTTGCCGAGCATAAGCCGAAGGCTCGGGTCCTAATCTGACGACCCTGAGGTAAACCCTTACCAAGAAACAGAAAAGGGTGTGTATAATCCACTCCATCATGAAGACCTCTATCCAACCAGAACCCAAGACCTCTGTGCGTAGCGCAGTGGTAGCGTTCTCGTTTTGGAAACGAGGGGTCGCAGGTTCGAATCCTGCCGCACAGACCAATTTCAATTCATCACCATCCGAACGCCATTGGCGTTATTGATTCATCCCTGCAACGGGGATGCGGCGCAGATGGTGAGGCGCGGCAGTCTGTAAAACTGTTACCTCTGGTTGAGCTGGTTCGAATCCAGCCGTCCCCACCACCTTACCCATCCCCCAAGTTCTTTTTGGTGTGGCATTGGTGTAACGGTTAGCACCCCATGCTGTGACCTTGGTAGTACGAGTTCAAGTCTCGTATGCCACCCCAAAAAGAATTTTGTCCGGTAGCTCAGTCGGTAGAGCGCCGCCCTGTTAAGGCGGTGTGCGTAGGTTCGATGCCTACCCGGACAGCCAGATTGGAGCTTGGCGCACAGGGTGCAAACGGGGCTTGAACCCCCGGCTATTCAGGAATGGGTAAGGGTTCGATTCCTTCAGGCTCCCCCAGATTCTCGGTGGTGTAGTGGTAACACAGCGGTTTCCAAGTCCGTTGTCCGGGGTTCGATTCCCTGCCGGGATGCCATTCGCTTCGTTCGTCTAACGGTTAGGACAGCGCACTTTCACTGCGTAAACGCTGGGTTCGACTCCCGCACGAAGCTCCAGAAAAAAGCCCCCAACATTGCTGCTGGGGGCGAATTTGGCTTTCAAACCAAAGAGGAGAAGCAATGGTCAACAAAAAGTTGCGCCACTACCGAAAGTGAGTGTACACTTACGCAACGCGGCAGGCAAGTGCCCTCCGCTTAACTCGGGAATGCAACCCGCTACCTACCAAGGAAATGCTAGACCACCTCATTGACTTTGAGCCCGACATCGAGGCCCACGACCCACGAGCACAAAAGCTGCTGGACAAAGCGTCGCCCGATGAAACTCTAAACGCTCAGGTCAAGACGACTGCGTGGATGGAAAAGCTCGGCATCGTCGATGACGACAGCGCCATTGTCAAAGAGGCCGACGCCAAGGCCGCACGCAAAGTATTCTCGGCCCTTGCCGGCACTGCCCCACCTGCCGAAGCCAAGGTCCAGCTCACCCAGATCAAAACCCCCGAAGCCGTGCGCCACCTCGTTGCTATGCTGTCCGCATACGACTGGGAGTTCGTCGAGATGGCCAAGGAGCTGCGCGGCATGGCCGTGGCCAAAATTCTTGAAGAGACCAACCACCCCGACGCCCGCATCCGCTTGAAAGCGTTAGACATGCTGGGCAAGGTGACCGAAGTGGGCCTCTTCACCGAGCGCATCGAGGTCAAGAACACCGACATGACCGACTCGGAAATCGACAAACGCATCAAGGACAAACTGGCCAAATTCATTGGGGTGACCGACGTAGACGTGACAGACGTTGAGCCAGCCGGTGAGCAAGCACTAACTTATGAACCTGAACAACCTGACACTGACGCCAGCGGAGATTAAGGCCATCCAAGCCGCGCTGCCGAAAATGTCGGTGGCCGAGAAGATGGAGCTGTTCGACATGCTGGAAGAGCGCGAGCGTCGCAGCCTCGTCGCCGGCGCACGCAAGGGCATGATCGACTTCGCCAAGTATGTCTACCCCGGGTTCAAAGTTGGCCCCCACCACAAGAAGCTAGCCCAGATCTTCACCGACGTGATCGAGGGCAAGAAAAAGCGGGTCATCATCAACATCGCCCCTCGTATGGGTAAGTCCGAGTTCAGCTCGTACCTGTTCCCAGCGTACTTCCTTGGCCAGTACCCAGACAAGAAGATCATCATGGGCACTCACACCGCGGGCCTGTCCGAAGACTTTGGCCGGCGCATCCGAAACCTGTTAGACAGCGATGAGTACAAAGAACTTTTTCCAAAGACTGCTGTGGCTGCTGACCAGTCTGCCGCCGGCAAATGGTCCACGTCTGCTGGTGGCCAGTATTACGCTGCCGGTGTTGGCGGCGCTTTGGCTGGTCGTGGTGCCGACCTATTTGTTATTGATGACCCGCACTCGGAACAAGACGTCAAAATTAACTCACGTCTAGCGTTTGACACGGCGTGGAACTGGTTCCAAACCGGCCCGTTGCAACGCTTGATGCCCGGCGGTGCGATCATCGTCATCATGACCCGCTGGTCTCTGCTTGACCTGACAGCCCGACTGATTGATTACCAGACCAAGAACCCCGACGCAGACCAGTGGGAAGTGGTGGAGCTGCCCGCCATCCTCAACGAGAACACCCCTGAGGAAAAAAGCCTGTGGCCCGAGCAGTGGCCGCTGGAGCAGTTGAAGGCCAAACGTGCCAACTTGGACCCACGGTTCTGGAACGCCCAATACATGCAGCAGCCGACGTCGGATATGTCGGCCATCATCTCGCGAAAGCACTGGCGCATTTGGGAGGGGGCGGAGCCGCCCACCTGTGAGTACATCATCCAGTCATGGGACACGGCCTTTGAAACCAAAAACAACTCCGACTACAGTGCCTGTACTACTTGGGGGGTCTGGTACAACGAGGAAGAAAACGACGCAGCTCAGCTTATCTTGCTTGATGCTTTCAAAGACCGCATGGGTTTCCCAGAACTCAAGCAAGTCGCCCACAAGCACTGGAAAGAGTGGGACCCAGACGCCTTCATTGTTGAAAAGAAAGCTGCGGGCGCACCACTGATTCAAGAGCTGCGCAACATGGGCATACCTGTTCAGGAATTTACACCGAGCCGCGGAAACGATAAGATGGTGCGTCTTAACGCCGTGGCAGACCTGTTCTCTTCGGGTAAAGTCTGGGCTCCTGACACGCGCTGGGCGCGAGAAGTCGTTGAGGAAGTGGCCGCTTTCCCTGTTGGGGAGCACGACGACTTCGTGGACACACTAAGTCAAGCACTTTTGCGGTTTAGACAAGGCGGCTTTATTTCGCTTGACAGCGACGAAGCCGACGAACCTCGGTTTTTTAAGCGGCGCACACACGCCTACTACTGACATGACGATTTTTTTGATATACTGCGTCGTCATAGGAGGTCTTATGCTGACATGCCGTGTGTGCAAACAACTACTACCTGAAAGTCTTTTTTCAAAAGACAAACACACAAGCTCCGGACTTCGCTCCGCTTGTAAAACCTGCTCGAAAGAAGAGTTCCGTAAGTACAAGCAAACAGACGCCTACCACGAACGCCTACTGCGTCAAAAAAATGCACGGGCAGAAGAAAAACAGGTCTCCCCACGGGTGCGATGGGCCAAAATAGCGTACGGAAACGCTGCTCGACGGGCTAAAAAAGCAAAGCGGGAGTTCACGCTTACGCTGCAACAACTTATTGACATGGCGCCAACACATTGCCCGTTGCTCAATGTCGAGTTAGACTACGCCGCAACCGTAAGCGCCGCAAACAGCGCGTCTATAGACCGCATTGACAGCACCCGCGGGTATACACACGACAACTGCAAAGTCATTTCGTTCAAAGCCAACAGGATTAAGACCAACGCAACGCTGGCAGAAATAGTGTTGTTGGCTAAGAACATGCAACACTATTGAGGACCGGTATGGCCACTAACATTGACAAAGCTCTTTTCCTACAACCGCAAGGCATCGGTGACGCCGCGCAAGCTGAGGATGGCATCGAAATCGAGATTGTTGACCCAGAAGAGGTCAAAATCGGCATGGACGGCTTGGAAATCGAGATCGAGCCGGGGAAAGAAACCGAAGACGACTTCGGTGCCAACCTCGCCGAGAGCATGGACCCTTCGGCCTTGGCCACCATGGCTGGTGAGCTGGACGGAGACATTGAAAACGACAAGAATTCCCGCAAAGACTGGGAAAAAGCCTACGTTGAGGGCCTGAAATTGCTGGGCTTGCAGTACGAAGAGCGTACCGAGCCGTGGAATGGCGCCTGCGGCGTGTTCCACCCTATGATTACCGAGGCCGTGGTGCGCTTCCAGTCGGAAACCATCACTGAAACCTTCCCTGCACAGGGCCCTGTCAAGACAAAAATCATTGGCAAAGAGACGCCTCAGAAGCAAGAAGCTGCTGTGCGCGTGCAAGACGACATGAACTACGAGTTGACCGAGGTCATGAAGGAGTTCCGCCCCGAGCACGAGCGCATGCTGTGGTCTTTGCCCGCCACCGGCTCGGCTTTCAAGAAGGTCTACTACGACCCAAGCTTTGGCCGCCAAGTCTCCATGTTCGTGCCAGCCGAAGACATCCTGTTGCCCTACGGCACCACCGAGCTGGACAAGTGCTACCGCTTGACACACGTCATGCGCAAGACAAAGAACGAGCTGACCAAGCTGATGCAGGCGGGCTTCTATCGCGAGATCGAGCTGCCAGACCCAGACAAGGCCAAGTCAGACATCGAGAAAGCCAAGGACAAGGAAACCGGCTTCTCCGACACAAACGACGACCGCTACACCCTGTACGAGTGCCACGTTGACCTCGACTTGGAAGGCTACGAAGACAAGGAAGACGGCGAACCCACCGGTATCGCCCTGCCGTACGTGGTGACCATGCTCAAGGGCTCCAACGACGTGCTGGCCATCCGCCGCAACTGGGAAGAAGACGATGAACTCAAGCTCAAACGACAACACTTCGTCCACTACCAATACATCCCCGGCTTCGGAGCCTACGGCTTCGGACTGTTTCACCTCATCGGGGGCTACGCCAAATCAGCCACAAGCATCATGCGTCAGTTGGTGGACGCGGGAACATTGTCAAACCTGCCCGGTGGCCTCAAATCACGCGGCCTTCGCATTAAAGGTGATGACACACCGATTGCCCCCGGCGAGTGGCGCGATGTAGACATTGGCTCGGGCGCTATGCGCGATGCCATCTTGCCGCTTCCTTACAAGGAGCCAAGCGCGGTTCTGGCCGCCCTGATGGACAAGATCGTCGAGGAAGGCCGTCGCTTCGCCGCCACAGCGGACATGAAGATTGCCGACATGAGCGCTCAGGCACCGGTGGGCACGACTCTGGCCTTGTTGGAGCGCCAGCTCAAAGTCATGACCGCTGTGCAGGCCCGTCTGCACTACACATTCAAGCAGGAATTGCAGTTGTTGGCCGCGATCATTCGCGACTACACCGACGCTGACTACAACTACGACCCAGAAGAAGGCAGCCGCAAAGCCAAACAAGCGGACTACAACCATGTGGACATCATCCCCGTGTCGGACCCCAACGCCGCCACGATGTCTCAGCGGGTCATTCAGTACCAAGCGGTCATTCAGATGGCCCAGATGGCGCCGGATATCTACGACTTGCCCCAGTTGCACCGCCGCATGTTGGAAGTGCTGGGCATCAAGAACGCTGACAAGCTGGTGCCCCTGCCTGACGACATGGTGCCTCGCGACCCGGTGACCGAGAACATGGACGTGTTGAAGGGCGAGCCTGTCAAGGCTTTCCTGTTCCAAGACCACGAGTCGCACATCGCCGTGCACATGGCCATGATGAACGACCCAACCGTGGCGGCCATGATTGGCCAGAACCCCCGTGCACCTCAGATCAATGCAGCGCTCACGGCCCACATTGCCGAGCACGTTGGCTACGCCTACCGCCAGAAAATCGAGCAGCAGCTCGGCTTGCCGCTGCCGCCCGAGGACGAGAAGCTCCCGCCAGAGATCGAGGTGGCCTTGTCCGGCATGATGGCTCAGGCTGCCAACCAAGTGCTGCAACAAAGCCAACAGCAAGCTGCCATGCAGCAAGCGCAACAACAAGCCCAAGACCCTGTTGTACAAATGCAACAGAAGGAATTGGAAATAAAGGCCGAGGAAGTCGCCATCAAGCGCGACAAGCTGAAGCTCGACGAGATGAAAATCACCGGCGACCAGCAACTGGCCGGCATCAAGGTGGGTGCACAGATCAAAGACAGCCAAGCGAAGCTGGCGTCAAAAGAGCGTACAGACGGTGTTCGTATGGGCATCGACATCGCCAAGGCGAAGCAAGACCTGCAACGCCAGCAAACAAAACCTAAGGAGAAGCCGACCAAATGATTTCCGAATTCGCACGCGTATTGCGCGAACAAATACGCAAAGACCTAAACAACTACGCTGATGATCTGGCCAGCGGAGTGTGCCAAAACTACGACCAGTATCAAAAACTCTGTGGGGTGATTCAAGGCCTAGCCCAAGCAGAGCGCTACATCATCGACCTTGCTGACAAAGTGGAGAAAGCTAATGACGACTGAGAATGAAGCGGGTTTAATCCTGCCTCCCGGTATTCAACTACCAAAACACATCCAGCCCGCGGATGCCCCCGAGCAGGATGCTGACGACGAAACCAAAGCAGGTGCGCTGCCATTCCCAACAGGATGGAAGTTGCTATGCGTTGTGCCAGAGGTTGACGAAAAGATCGCCGGCACTAGCCTCGACCTCGTTCGAGACACTGCTTCCATGCGACAAGAAGAGAGCGCCACAACCGTTCTGTTCGTGCTGCGCGTGGGCCCAGACGCGTACAAAGACCCAGCCAAGTTCCCCACAGGCGCTTGGTGCAAAGAGGGCGACTTTGTGCTCGTGCGTACATATTCCGGTACGCGTTTCAAAATTTTCGGAAAAGAGTTCCGCCTGATTAACGACGATCAAGTGGATGCTGTTGTGCAAGACCCCCGCGGTTTGACCCGCGCATAAGGAGTAAGTATGGACTTAGATGATAAGTTCGAGTTTCCGGACGAAATCGAGGAAAAGCAAAAAGCTGCGGCTAATGCCAATCCACCGGCTGAGGACGAGGAATTTGAGATTGAAATCGTAGACGACACGCCCCCAAAGGACCGTGGCCGTAAGCCCCTCGAAAAAGAAGTCGAGGACCCCACAGACGACGAAATCGAGTCTTACTCGGATAAAGTCAAGTCGCGCATCAAAGAATTGACACACGCCCGTCACGACGAGCGCCGTGCCAAGGAAGCCACCCTGCGTGAAAAGCAGGAGCTTGAGCGTCTTACACAACAGTTGCTGGACGAGAACAAGCGTCTCAAACAGCACGTCAACACCGGTGAAGAGCAGTTCGCTACCCAGACCAAGACCCTTGCCGAGCGCGAGTTCGAGCAAGCCAAGGCCCAATTCAAGCAGGCATCGGAAGCGTTTGACACAGACGCCATGCTGGCTGCCCAAGAAGCGATGCTGGAAGCCAAGTGGAAATTGGAGGAAGCGAAAAAATTTAAGCCGACCCCTTTACAACACGAAGAAAGTGATGTACAAACACGCCATGTTCAACCCGAACATGTTCAAGCGGACGAAAAAACCTTGCGCTGGCAAGCCAAAAACCAGTGGTTCGGAGCAAGCGGGTTTGAAGACGTTACCAGCTACGCACTAGGGCTGCATCAGAAGCTAGTGACATCCGGTGTGGACCCCCGCACGGATGAATATTTCGAGCAAATTGATGCTCGCGTTAAGTCGAAGTTCCCCGAAATCTTCGGTGGCACTAACGACGGCCAGCGGTCAAATGAGACCCCTGTTAAAAAACCCGCATCGGTTGTAGCTCCCGCCAGTCGCTCGACTGGTAAACGCACAGTCCAACTAACTCCGACACAAGCAGCCCTTGTGAAACGATTTAACTTGGACCCGAAAAAATACGCCGCTGAAGTTTTGAAACTGGAGAAAACAAATGACTAACCGCAACCCTCGTGATTTAGTGTCACGCGAAAAAGAAGTTCGTGCTGTATACGTACCGCCGACATCTCTGCCCGATCCAACACCTGAGCCCGGATATGTGTATCGCTGGATTGCGACCCACGTTCTAGGACAGGCGGAACCAACCAACGTGTCTCGTAAGATGCGCGAAGGCTGGGCCCCGGTGAAGGCAGAGGACCATCCGGAGCTGATGCTTTTGGGTAACGAGAAAACTGGCAACGTCGAAATTGGCGGTCTCATGCTTTGCAAGATGACTGTCGAACAAGCCCGCGCCCGTGATGCTTATTACAACCAGCAAGCGCAGAACCAGATGGACTCAGTGGACAACCACTTCATGCGAAACAACGACCCTCGCATGCCGCTGTTCAGTGACCGCAAGTCATCGACCAGTCGCGGCGGCGGTTTTGGTTCAGGTTCTAAGTAAACAAGGAGTCCTTAAATGGCATCTACCGCTTCTCCCTACGGTTTGAAACCCGTAAATCGAGTTGACGGCCTCCCATACGCTGGCGAGACACGTCGATTGCTGATTACCCCTGCTGGTTACGCCAGCAACATCTTCTACGGCCAAGTCGTGAAGATTCATACCGACGGCTACATCAATCTCGTGACTGAGACTGGCGGCACTGGCGACGCATTCCCTGCTGGCACCATCGGTGTCTTCGTGGGCTGCTCGTACACCAACGCCCAAGGTCAAACTGTGTTCTCACAGTACTACCCCTCTGGCGCAGCTAACGGCATCGCTTTCGTGATTGACGACGACCGCGCTGTGTTCCAAGTGCAAGCCGCAGGACAAGTTACCCAATCCCAATTGGGCCAAAACGTGTTCTTCTCTGCTGCACAAAACGGCACCAACGGCTCTGGCGGCTCTACACAAACAGGCAATTCTCTGTCTGCTGTGAGCGCTACCTCGCAAGCCGGCACCGCCGCGTTCCGCATCGTAGATTTCGTTAACATGCAAGGTTTCTCGCAAGTTGGCGACGCTTACACTGACTTGTTGGTTAAGTTCAACATTGCTCAGCATTCGTACACCAACGCTACCGGCGTGGCATAAGGAGAAACTTAAATGGCAATTTCACGCGCACAACTGCTCAAGGAACTGTTGCCCGGCTTGAACGCTTTGTTCGGCATGGAGTACGCACGTTACGGCGAAGAGCACAAAGAACTCTACGAAACAGAGAAATCTGAGCGTAGCTTCGAAGAAGAAACCAAGTTGGCCGGCTTCGGTGCAGCTCCTGTTAAGAACGAAGGTTCTGCCATTGCTTATGACAATGCGCAAGAAGCGTTCACAGCACGCTACAACCACGAAACCATCGCCTTGGGCTTCTCGATCACCGAAGAAGCGATCGAAGACAACTTGTACGACAGCCTGTCTGCTCGTTACACCAAGTCTTTGGCCCGCGCCATGGCTTACACCAAGCAAGTTAAAGCTGCTTCCGTTGTCAACAACGGTTTCAACGGCAACTACCTCGGTGGCGACGGCGTGTCTTTGTTCGGCGTCAACTCATCCAGCCAACGTGTTGGCCATCCCTTGGTGAACGGTTCTGTTAACTACAACAGCCCCACCACTGGTGTTGACTTGAACGAAACCTCGTTGGAAAACGCTGTGATTCAGATCGCTGCTTGGACCGACGAACGTGGTCTGTTGATCGCAGCCAAGCCTCGCAAGTTGGTGATTCCTCCTGCACTGATGTTCGTTGCCAAGCGTTTGCTGGACACCGAACTGCGTGTGGCAACCGCCGACAACGACATCAACGCGTTGAAGCAGATGGGTGCAATCCCTGAAGGCTACACTGTCAACCACTTCTTGACAGACAGCAACGCTTGGTTCTTGTTGACCGACGTGCCTAACGGCTTGAAGCACTTCGAGCGTATGCCTTTGGCTAACTCGATGGACGGCGACTTCGATACTGGTAACGTTCGTTACAAGTCTCGTGAGCGTTACAGCTTCGGCTGGTCAGACCCCCTCGGGGTTTGGGGCAGCGCCGGAGCTTAATTCTGGCAAAACCTACAAGGGGGCTTCGGCCCCCTTTCTTTTAGTGGTAGACTGGCACACACAACACCTTTTTAAGTTCTTTATGCCATACAAAATAAACACTTGCGGGCTGTACAAACTGGTTAACAAAGCAACCGGGCAGTGCTACGTGGGGCAGTCCCAAAGAGTTGAAAAACGCATCAAAGAACACTTTCGACTGCTACGCAAAGGGGCGCATACTAACCCGCATTTGCAGCACGCGTATAACAAATACGGCGCTGAGAATTTCTACGGCGCTATTGAGGTTGAATGCAAAGATTTGCAAGAACTGGACATGTTGGAAGAAACCTTTTTGAAAGGCGCGGCTTGGTTTGTCGAGCCAACCGTGTACAACATAGCAGATTTTGCAAAAGCCCCCATGCGCGGTAAAAAACACAGTGAAGAAACAAAAAAGCGAATTCGTTTGGGGCGACGAGCTACAACATTTGACTTTCGTTCCGAAACTTATAGAAAAACACTTTCAGAGGCGCAGATGGCACGCTTTCACTCGGACCCGAAATTTATTGCACGGCTAAAATTTATTTTAGATAATCCGGACATGTCCTACGCTGAGCGTGCGCGGCGCGTTCAAAAAGACACAAGTTCAACCCGGCGCTTGGCGCTAAAATACGCACACTTAAAAGGAGCCTTGTAATGGCACAAACTCGATTTTCTGGACCAGTAGCCTCAGACAACGGCTTTCTCACTGGCTCGGCAGCTTCCCCCTTGGCAGTTACAACTGCCGGCAACGTTAACGCTTCGTACGCCACCACTTCGGCTGCGACTGGCGACACACGTTTGACCTATCAACGCCTTACTTTCACTTCGACTGGTTCGGGTGAAACTGGTCGTTGGTTCTCTGTTGTTACCGGCGCAGGCGCTGCTGCTGGCGGCACTATCAACGGTGGCCACATCTCCTTGTCCGTCACTGGCTCTGGCACCATCTCTGGCGCCGCTAACGCTTTGCGCGTGACATTGGGCCTTGGCGCTGCTACCAACGCCGGCGGCACTATCGCTTCGCTCCAGTTGGACTCCGACATTGCTTCTGACGCAACCGTGCCCGCAACCGCCGCCTTCATGCGTGTGTCTAACAGCGGCGCTACCGCTTTGGGCACCTTGATGAACGTGCCCGCAGCTATGTTGCAGGACACCACTGCCACCGCTACCAAAGGCATCAAGATTGTTGACGCTGCCGGTAACGACTACTTCATCCTCTGCGCCGCAGCCCTGTAATGCAAATTACAAAAGAGTTTCTTCAAGCAGAACTCGCCAAAATGGAAAAGCAACGTGACCACGCACATGACGTGGCCGTTGCGGCCCAAGCGGCGATGGATGTCTTGAGTGGCATGTTGGCACGCTTAGAGCTGCCAGAACCGGAGCAAGAAAATGGGAATGCAGTATGACATTTGGGCGGTAACGCCCTCCACCAGCGCGACGTACTACCGTGCGGCGGCAAGCATCGCCGGCGCAGGTCAACTGACCTTGCTGCAAACTGACGCAGGACGTAACGGTGTTGGTTACAAGGTGTCGATCACTTCTGCTGGCGACGACAGCGGTGACACTTTCACTATTGTTGGCACCAAGGTAGGCGACCTGACAGGCAGTTTGACAACTGAGGTTGTTACGGGCGCAAACGCCGGTGTGGCAACGTCCGTTAACTACTACGCCCGCATCAACAGCATCACTGCAAGCGGCGCTTCGGCAGGTAACGTCAGCATCGGCACAACCGGTTCGTTGGCCTTGCCACGCACGCGTATCAAGAGCCTTTACTACGTCGGCACCACAAACGCAGGTTCGATTGTTTTCACTATCAACAGCACCAGCGGTCCTGAGGTTTTGAAGATTGATACCCCAGCGGGGGCTACAGCCTTCTCTGACAGCTTGTTCTTGCCTGCTGACGGTATTGTGCTGGGTCGCAACACCAACAACGACTTTGGCATCATGACCTTGACCGAAGTGACGAAAGTGACGGTGTTCTGTGGCTAAGACCCCGGCTTGGCAGCGTAAGGAAGGCAAAAACCCGAAGGGCGGTTTGAACGCCAAGGGCCGCGCTTCCTACAACAAAGCCAACCCGGGCAAGCCCGGTCTAAAGGCGCCTCAACCAGAGGGCGGCAAACGACGTGATTCTTTCTGCGCACGCATGGAAGGCATGAAGAAAAAGCTCACAAGCGCCAAGACCGCCAAGGACCCTAACTCACGTATCAACAAGAGCCTGCGGGCATGGAATTGCTGATATGACAACCGTACAAGAACAAACGAAACACATCGTAGACGCCGCTTCTGTGCTGACCGTTGTGGGAACACTTGCTGACATGCTACCTTCAATCGCTGCGCTCTTTACGATTGTCTGGACAGGCATTCGCATCTTTGAAACCGACACGGTTCAGCGACTGCTTGGCCGTATTAAACCACCAACCGACGAGTAATTTTTAAGGAGGCCAACATGGCTAAATCATCTGGAAACGGCATCACCAAAGCCAAAATGGGTTCAGTTCGCACCGCAGCTCCAAGCCGCGACGGTATTGCAGCCAAGGGTAAAACCAAAGGCAAGCAAATTGCCATGAAGGGCGGCAAACCGCTGGGCATGAAGGCCGGCGGCATGACCAAGAAAATGGCTTACGGCGGTAAGTGCTAAGCCATGATGGCGTGCCGCGGAATGGGGGCGGTTGCCCCCAGCAAAATGCCTAAAGGCGTGAAGAAAGCACGCCGAGATGACACCGACTTTACCGAGTACAAGCAAGGTGGCGAGGTCAAATCAAAGGTAAATGAAGCGGGCAACTACACCAAGCCCGGCATGCGCAAGTCCTTGTTTGAGTCAATCAAATCTCGGGCAGTACAAGGCACCGGCGCAGGGCAGTGGAGCGCTCGCAAAGCACAGCTCTTGGCCAAGCAATACAAAGCAAAGGGCGGCGGATATAAGTCATGAAAAAGCCTCAGCAATCGCTCAAGGACTGGACAGCCCAAAAGTGGCGCACCAAGTCCGGCAAACCGTCTTCCAAGACGGGGGAGCGCTATTTGCCCGAGGCCGCTATCAAGTCTTTAACGCCATCCGAGTACGCGGCAACTACCCGTGCAAAACGCGCGGGTAAGAAAGCAGGCAAGCAGTTTGTGGCGCAGCCAAAAACGATTGCAAAGAAAACAGCGGGATTTCGATAATGGCTGAGAAGTGGATTCAAAAAGCGATTAAAAAACCCGGCGCTTTGCACAAGCAAATGGGCGTGCCCAAGGGCGAAAAGATTCCCGCGGCAAAGCTCGCCAAGGCCGCTAAAGCCCCCGGCAAGCTGGGCCAACGTGCTCGTCTGGCGCAGACGTTGAAGAAAATGAAATAACCCATGGCAATAACATCCGGAACCACTGGTTTTAACCTCGACCTGACCGAACTGGTCGAGGAGGCGTTCGAGCGCGTGGGCTCGGAGTTGCGCACGGGCTATGACTTGAAGACCGCCCGCCGTTCGCTGAACTTGTTGTTCGCTGACTGGGCCAACCGCGGCGTGAATATGTGGACGTTTGAGCAGGGCACCATCCCCTTGGTGCAAGGCCTCAACACCTACGCGCTGCCAAACGACACCGTGGATTTGCTGGAGCACGTCATTCGCACGCAGGCCAACCAGCAGTCTAACCAAGCCGATTTGACAATTACCCGCATCAGCGTCTCGACCTATGCGACCTTACCAAACAAACTTCAGCAGGCTCGTCCAATTCAGGTTTGGGTACAACGCATGGATGGTCAAACGGCAGCGCCAGCAACGACTCTTGCGTCTGGCATTTCGTCTACTGACACTACGATCACGCTCGTGAACGCGTCTAGCCTGCCTGCGGCGGGCTTCGTGCAAATCGGCTCCGAGACTATCAACTACGGCTACGTGGACGGCAATACGCTTGGCAACGTGTTCCGCGGCCAAAACGGCACCACTGCGGCAGCTCATTTGGCCGGCGCCAACGTGAGCGTGCAGAACCTCCCTCGCGTGACCGTGTGGCCCACACCAGATGGCGCCCAGAGCTACCAGTTTGTCTATTGGCGCATGCGCCGTGTGCAAGATGCCGGCGGCGGTGTCAACGTGATGGACGTCCCATTCCGCTTCATCCCCTGCATGACCGCAGGGCTGGCTTACTACTTGGCGCTCAAAGTTCCCGGTGGACTCGACCGCTTGCAAGTTTTGAAGGCGCAGTATGACGAGGCTTGGGCCATGGCTGCCGACGAAGATCAAGAGAAAGCCGCGGTTCGTTTTGTGCCACGTCAGCAATTCATTGGCGGCGGGTACTAAATGGGAAACCGGTTTGCATCCGGCAAGTACAGCATCGCCCAGTGCGATCGCTGCGATGGGCGCTTCAAGCTCAAAGAACTTCGCCGCGAGGTTATCAAGACCAAGAACTACGAGTTGCTTGTGTGCCCAGAGTGCTGGGATCCAGATCAACCGCAGTTGCAACTGGGTATGTACCCGGTGGATGACCCCCAAGGTGTTCGCAACCCCCGCCCTGATCGCAGCTATGTGACGTCTGGCACGACTGGCCTACAGGTCATCAACAGTGACAGCACAGATATACTCGCTCAAGGTTTTCAAAGCGAAGGTAGCCGAGACATTCAATGGGGGTGGAACCCTGTTGGTGGCGCAAGCTTGGATGACGACGGTTTGACACCAAACTATTTGAACATGTTGGTGGAAATTGGTACAGTAACGGTAGTAACGACATAAGGAGTCGAACATGGACAAAAAAGACTTAGCGCAAGACAAGAAAATGATTAAAGCTGCCGTTGGTAAGCATGAAAAAGCCATGCACCCCGGCAAGCCTTTGACCAAGCTTCGTGCTGGCGGCAAGACCAACAGCGACATGCTGAAATACGGTCGCAATATGGCCAAGATCAAGAACCAGAAATCTGTGGGCCGTGGAGGCTAATATGAAAGAAAAAGTCAAACCCAACATGCCCCAGCCTAACAAGCAGCCAACGGGCAGCAACGGTTACCCAGAGAAAAATGTCAAGACTTCGGGCATCAAAGTCCGCGGTACTGGCGCAGCTACAAAAGGCGTGATGGCACGCGGACCAATGGCCTAACATGACCTACGACGAACTTTACGCAAACATCCAAGCGTACACGGAGAACACGTTTCCCGATACGTATCTTGCTGATGGAAGTGTTGTTGACACTGAGACCCAGATCAACACCTTCATCAAGCAGGCGGAACAGCGCATCTTCAACACGGTGCAGTTCCCGTCGTTGCGTAAGAACGTCACAGGCACAACCACAGCAAACAACAAATACCTGTCGTGCCCCGGCGACTTCCTGTCCGTCTACTCGATGGCTGTGATTGACGCCTCCGGCGTGTACGAGTATTTGTTGAACAAGGATGTGAACTTCATCCGTCAGGCGTACCCACAGCCCACGGACACGGCTATCCCGAAGTACTACGCTTTGTTTGGTCCGACAACCACCAATGATGCGTCGCCTGTCATAACCGACGAGCTGTCTTTCATTTTGGGCCCCACACCTGATGCAGCCTACAGCGTTGAGCTGCACTACTACTATTACCCCGAGTCCATCACCACTGCATCTGACGGTCGTACATGGCTGGGTGACAATTTTGACAGCGTGCTGTTGTACGGTTCGCTGGTCGAAGCCTACACCTTCATGAAAGGCGAAGCTGATTTGGTTGCGCTGTACGAGACCAAGTACAAAGAAGCACTTGCACTGGCCTCCCGTCTTGGCGACGGCTTGGAGCGCAGCGACGCGTACCGCAGCGGTCAATCCCGCGTACTTCCGTTGCCGCAAAATAACGGGGTCAAGTAATGGCTATCACACAAGGCGCAACAAATACTTTCAAGCTTGGGCTGCCAAAAGGCGACTTCGACTTTGACGCCGACACGTTCAAGATTGCGCTGTACACAGGCTCCGCCAATATCGGCCCAGACACAACTGCGTACACGTCTGTAGGCGAGGTCGTGTCTTCGGGGTATACATCGGGCGGCGAGGTGTTGGCGGTTACTCAAACACCTACAATCGGTAATCAGACCGGCAACGCGACAGTGTATTTGTCGTTTGCCAACGTGACTTGGACTTCCGCCCTGACAGCTCGCGGCGCGCTTATCTACAAGTCTGGTGTTGAAAACCCTACTGTTTGCGTGCTGGACTTCGGTGCAGACAAAACATCAACCACAACCTTCACTGTGCAGTTCCCTGCTGTCACCAGCACTGCCGCAATCATCCGTATCTCGTAAGGAGCAAAAATGTTTACCAACACAGCTAAAGCTGGCGGCGTTTACAAAGTGGTCTGCCACGACGCTGACGGTAACTTCAAGTGGGAAGAAACCACACACAACCTCGTCGTGAACGAAGGTCTGCAAGACATGAACACGCAGTATTTCAAGGGCAGTGCATACACTGCCGCTTGGTACTTGGGTTTGATTACCGGCCCCGGTTCGGGTACTTCGATTGCCGCTGCTGACACGCTGGCTTCGCACGCAGGTTGGACTGAGTTCACCGACTACTCTGGTAACCGCAAAGCCGTGACCTTCGGCACAGCAACAACAGCCGACCCTTCGGTGATTGCCAACTCTGCCTCACCTTCTCAGTTCTCTATCACGGGTTCTGGTGGCGTGGTGGCTGGCGCGTTCTTGTGTAACGCCGCCTCTGGTACATCAGGTGTGTTGTTCTCTGCCTCGGACTTCCAGTCCCCCGGCGACCGCACAGTTGTGTCTGGTGACACACTGACTGTTACCTACACCTTCAGCTTGGATGCGACTTAATCATGGCACTCGTACTTGCAGATCGTGTCCGGGAAACCACGACCACGACGGGTACGGGCACCGTAACTCTCGCTGGGGCTTACACCGGATTCCAGTCGTTCGCCGTCATTGGTAACGCCAACACCACCTACTACACCATCGCCGGTCAAGGCACGAACGAATGGGAAGTGGGTATTGGTACCTACACCTCGTCGGGCACAACGCTGTCACGCGACACGGTGCTTTCATCGTCCAACAGCGGTTCGCTGGTCAACTTTTCTGCCGGTACAAAGGATGTGTTTGTCACGCAGCCAGCAGAGCGTACAGCGTATGTAGATGGGACCACGGCTTCGTTCGCAAACGGCGGCATCGTGCCGATTGTTTCTGGTGGTACAGGCGCTTCGACTGTGGCGGGGGCTCAAACTAATTTGCAGGTTGACCCTGCTGGTACGGCAGTTGCGATGGCAATCGCGCTAGGATAAATCATGGCAACAAATACATTTAAATCGTACGCAAGCAAAGACGTTGGTACATCGGCTGCCACGGTTTACACCTGCCCAGCAGCCACACAGACCACACTGATTGGCCTGTCGATGGCCAACACCTCGGCTTCGCCTATCACGACTGATGCCTACGTTACCCGATCAGCGGTTAATTACTACTTGGTCAAAGGAGCTACGGTTCCTGTTGGCGGCTCGTTGGTGATTGTTGGTGGTGACCAGAAGGTTGTGTTGGAAGCGGCTGATGTGTTGTACATCGTCAATAGCGCGGCCTCTTCTGGCGACTGCTTCGCTTCATTGCTGGAGATCAGTTAATGTCTTACATCGGTAACACCGCAACCACACAGGCGTTTACGCCTGCTGTTGATTTCTTCAACGGTAACGGCTCGACCACAGCTTTCACGCTGTCACGCCCTGTGGCATCTGTTGCACAGGTGCAGGCTGTTATCTCCAATGTGCCCCAAAACCCCGGCAGTGCGTACACTGTCAGTGGCAATACCATCACATTCACATCGGCTCCCCCAGCAGGTACGAGCAACATCTATGTGTACTACACCAGCCCGATCACGCAAGTCATTGCACCGGGTCAGAACACGGTAACGACAACCGCTTTGCAAGATGGCTCGGTTACAACAGCTAAATTGTCTACCGGTGCGCCGACTTGGGATGCGAATGGAAACGTGGCACTTAACGGCGTTACGCCAAGTGCTTGGGGCGCTGGCTTCAAAGCACTTGAAAACATCGGTGGGGCTTTGTATTCAGGAAGTAATAGCGCAGTTTTGTTGTCGCAAAACTTTTACTACAACGGCACAAACAACATCTATAAAGCTAACGGATTTGCATCTGCGTATTCTCAAAATGCTGGCGCTCATATTTGGTACAGCGCACCATCAGGCGTATCAGGAAACCCAGTTACGTTCACGCAGACTCTTGCCGTCGAGAAAGACAAGTCTCTGGCTTTGCAAGGCGCAACATCGCAGTCTGGGTCAGGCATCACCTTCCCCGCAACTCAATCAGCATCATCTGACGCAAACACGCTGGATGATTATGAAGAGGGTACTTGGACGCCAACGCTTACTTGCGGAGGTGGAACCCTAACCCTTAATTCAATTTATGATGTTTTAACATATACAAAAATTGGCAGGGTAGTAACCATAACAGGGCAAGTTGTTATTGGTTCGTCGAGCACTCCAAGCGGAACGGTAACACTTGGAAACTTACCATTTAGCTTTGCAAACCTTACTGATTTGGCTGGTCAAACAAGGCCGTCAATTCATTTCTACGCAAGCGGAGCTGGCGCACCTGCAGCCGGATACTTTTCTGGATTTATTGGTTTTGTACAAGGTACAAACTCTGGAACAATCGTAGCAACATACAACGCCACTTACGACAACACAATAGCCGACTGGTTCGCCAGTGGCTCTGACATTTTTGTCAATTTTTCGTATGTAACAGCAACTTAATAGTCAGACCAGAATAGTTTGACCAGACACAAAGGAAACAAAAATGTCACTCACCAAAACCACCACAGTCGATCAGATCACCGTCACAGAGAACGGCATCGTTCTTTACCGTGAAGCAACACGCATCATGGAAGACGGTAACGAGATCAGCAAAACCTTTCACCGCACATCACTGACACCCGGTCAAGAC